TCAAAGGCTTCGTTCGCCCCTTTCCCTGGCTTCGTCCATTTGCCATCAGCGCCCCTTTCTTCATAGGTCAGTTCGTCATAGAACCACTCCCCCAGCCAGTCAGGAAAGTGAACGTAGTTAGCCCCCGGCGTATCGCGCTGAAGCGCGTTACTGATCCGGTCTTTGAGCATATTGGTCTGCAGCAGGTAGAGCGGCACGTCGCCGCGGGCCTCCGCCCGCCGGTTAGGACGGTCAGTATTGTCCGGCAGTGACTTGGTGATCAGCTTGCTTCGGGTCGTGCTGTCGCCTTTGAAGAGATAAACGCGCTTGTGAACGCCATCGCGGCGACATTGTCGCCAGAACTCATAGGCATTACCGGTCACCCCGTCTTCACCGCCGGAATCGACGGCCATTGCCAGCACGGGCAGGGAAACACCCGGGTTGCTGTTGAGTGGCCACTCCTTATCCAGCACGTCGGTGCGAAGCAGGTTCCAATCTTCCAGATAGCCTGCGGGGTCAACTGGCAGACTTTCGCCGTTCTGCCCCGTGCGCATCGACTGTTTGATGTTGTACCGGTCGACAATCCACCGCTCACCGTGCGCGCCATAACCAATCACCTGCACCACAAAGCGCCGGTTGCGCCCGCCCTGCACATCAACGGTCGCCACCAGAAAACGCACGCCGTCGGGTACCGTACGCTTGGTCACTACGGTGGCGCGCGCCATGAGCGTTTCGGATTTCCGCTGCTCGACGCTGGACTGTGGAATATAAGGCAGCCCCCAGTCAGTGTTGATCACCGCTTTGAGGGTTTCTTCACTGCCGTTGGCCTCATAATCCTGCTGGGCAGAAAGCAGCTTATAAACCAGTTGGGACAGGGTTTGATATGCCGCTGCGGGGCCTTCCATCCAGAAAGAAGCAATGCGGGAACGTCTCGCGGTACCCGTAATCACACTATGACGGTCAATCTTCTCACCGTCGCGCAGCCAGACACCTTTCTGATTAAGAGCGCGCTTCTGGTCTGCTGTGACTTTTCCGCGGCAATGTGGGCATTCAATGAATGCCGCCTCGCTGGCAATCACCGGATCGACAATATTCTGATAGCCCTGCACCACATCTTTCGATGGCTGAAAATATTCGCCGCAGTGCGGGCACGGCCAATACCAACGGCGACGGTCGCCTCGGTTATATAAAGAAAGAATGCCTGTTGTGGGGGGCGCCTCATGCAGGGAACTCCGCCGCCATTTTGTGTCAGTGACTTCACGGCCTGGCGAACTCTCCACCAACGTCATACCGGATGACATAAATGTCGTAGTACGTTTTGAGGCCAGCGTGAACCCGTCCCCCTCACCATCAATATCATCCGGCCAACGGTCATAATCAGTTAGTGCAACAAATCGGTAGTCAGAGGATGACATGATGTTGATCGAGGGCCAGCCGATTTTAAGGTAGTTGCCCGCTCTGAAGGTCTTATCGTGGACGTTATTATCGTTTGTGCGCGGACTCATGCGACTGGCCACCTCCTTGCTGACGCGAAAGGTTCTATCCAGCCTCTTTTTTGAATGCTCCCTCGCCTTTTCTTCCGTCATCTGTATCAACAGGAAGTCTGCTGGATCACAGACAATGGCATACACTATCCACCCATCAATAAGACCAATCGTTTTACCGGTTCGCGCGGGGCCAACAAACACCACTGCGTCATAATCCCTAGAAGCGAGACAATTCATCGGCTCTATAATGTAGGGTGTGAGCGTTGCATCCCACGGTAAGGAACTCCCGGCTCCCATGGGCACTCGCATAAACTTGGAGACCGCCTCCGCCACGGGCATTCGTCTTGGTGGCTTCAGTAATGTAGCCACATCACGGCGCAGTGCACTTGCTGACGCATAGCCGTTAATTAACATTTTCACCGTCCTCAACTGCCGCAACTTCTTCTGCCAACACTTCACGCATTTCATCAATGACTGTCTGCGCTTCGGCTATTTGTTCTGGACGCCAGCCACGGTCGCGCTCCAATTTATCCGGCCAGGTATCGAGCACCTGAGAGATAGCCTTTACCAACAATGCCATCTCACGGTGTGCCTCAGATGCGGGAAGCAACTGTTTGAGCGACTCCTCTAACTTGATGCGCTCGTTTTCAGACTGGTACCAATCCTTACGATCCTTCGGCCCCATTTTGTTGGGGTTCTGAAGTTCATCAGGATCGTCAGGTTCATTCGTGCCGAAGAGAATTGGCCCCACGTCTTTAAGGGCGTAAACAGGGTTGCCTTTCACCGTGCCGGCGATTGGTGTATTAGCATCGAGCAGCCGCTTTCTTACCGTTCCACGGTTCAACCCAAAAGCCTCAGCAATCTTCGCTACGCTCCAGTTGTAGGCGTCCCCCAGATTGCTGATATTGGACATTGACACCTCACGCTGTCAGGTGAAGTCACGATTTATTTCGTTAACTCAGAGGGTTATAAACTGGTCAGATGACAGGGGAATTGAACTTTTGTCACCTGAATTTCATTTTTTATTATATATAACAAGGAGATAATAGACGTGCTGCTGACAGCATAGAAATACGAAAACTAGCCGTTTTCCGCGAGTCCGCCGCCCCGTGGCAAGGCCCCCTGCTGGGAGTACCTTTCATTGCTAACTATTTCATTTGAAACTATATTCTAGATGGCCAGATTCCCTTCTGAGTCACAATTCAACTCGAATTGCATACAGGCGCATACGGGATGCCATCGATAGCGACCTGCATAAATGCTCCAATAAAAAAGCCACCAGCAAATCTGCTTATAACTATCTGAGACTGAAAAAAGTCTTTCGACCTACCTCAAGTTTCTTTAAGTTTTTAAAGTAAATTACCATTTTGTGCTCTATTGTTAGATGACAATGCCAATAGAGTAGAAATGATGGAATGGAAAGTGGTAGATGGAATCTTTCTAACGCCTGATAACCTTCAAATATTGAAAGTTACGGCGGAGGGTGATTTAAAGTTCTTGATATGGATTAAATCTAACTTTGAAGTCCCCCTAAACTGCATGCTTACGCCAGTCATCGACGGATATATAGCCAACCATGACAAGGGCCATTTTGTCGCGATTCAGAAAGCGATGCCATACAGCCTGAGCGAGTGGGAGGCTGTAAAAATGGCGCAACATCCATCCCATTCAGTTCATCTTGATGGGGTTAACTTAGGCCATTAAGGTGTACGTTGTTTGGCTAAATACTGAATGTAGCCTTGAAGATACTCTATTACTTCATTGTCTTTGATAATGCTTGCTCTGAGATCGAGAACAGTTTGTCCACCTGCAGGAGTGAGGTCGATTTGTATTGCATCGCCCAAGCTGCTGGTACTGGAAGTGCTGTTCCTGATGAGTTGACTGGTGGCAAGGTTTGCCGCGGCGATTCGCACCCGGCGAGTACCAGCAGCAACATCAGCGCGCAATTTCTCATTTTTAGCCTGTTCATCTGCCATTTCCTTCGTGTGCTTAACGTCCAGTGCCGCCAACGCAATCTGTGCCGCTTCTGTACGCTTCTTCTGGTTGGTCAGGTCAATCACTGCCTGATCGCTTAGTCTCTTCAGTTCCGCGGTGTGAGCTCCATTAAGTTTGGAAACGTCAGCATCCCAGCGTATTCCCTCAACCCACCAGGTAAGGGCAGCGCCAGCGAAGAAGGCGAGCACAATCAATAAACTGTTATTCATCCAACCCCCAGCACGTCAGTTCGCTTTCCTGATCACGTCGTTGCACCTGACCGAAGCAATTATTCGCACGTATATTGCAATCCTTGCCACCGTCCCTCACCCAGCGTTTTATCTCCGAGCAGGCACCGCGTTTATCACCAGTATTAAGTTTGCGGTAGAACGTCGAAGTAAAGCATTTCGCCGGACCGATGTTGTAAGGGCAAAATGAAGCGATTCCGGCAATTTGTGGCTGCGTCAGCGGGACGGTGACGTTTCCCTTTACCCAGGCAATCGCCTTATCTGACTCCAGCTTATTTACCTGGGCGCATTTCGCTGCTGTCAGCTTCATTCCCTTGTAAACAAGACGGCCATCAACACGGGTTGCGCCGCGGCAAATAGTCCACAGGCCCATACCATCTTGATAAGCAGTCAGGCGGTTACCTTCCTTTTCATCCAGAAATTGGCCGAGGATAGCTGAAGCACCGGCACCAGAAATAATCAGAGCAATTACAGCTTTGCTGAGTTTGCTTTTGATACCAGGCTGAGTTGCCATCATTCACCTCTGAGCGCTTTGCGGCGGTCTTCTTTAATTTTGAAATAAAGGTTTGTCAGGTATGTGAGGAGCGCAACAGCTATACCTGCCAGCACACCTATAGCGTTCCACTGATCCGGACTAAATGCATTCAACAGGCCGTTCAGGACGCTACCGGCAGAGGCTCCGTACGCAATGCCTGTAGTCAATTTGTCCATTCTCATAGTCTCCCCCTCCGGTTGTCCGGTTGGGTGCGTAGTAGTGAGGTATTTAGCGGCTCAGTCCGTTTGCGAAAGGATGAGTTGTTAGCTGATTGACTGGCCGCCAAAAGAGAAAAGGCCGCCAAATTGGCAGCCTCAAAAATGCAAAAACCCGCACATCGGCGGGTTCAAGTAACTTCTGTAATTAAAGATGTAGTGCCTGCCCCACCCGGCGCTTATCTCCGGCACTCGTAATGGCTTAGCTCTTGAAGGGGCGAATTCATCATCTCAGATTAATCCTGATGACATATTAACAATATTTGCGAATTTAACCATTTTTAGACCAATAAAATACAACATTGTGATCCAGCCCCAGGAATCAGCGAACGTGGTGATACCTGCTCAGACATTAATAAACCTTTATCGCTGCGAGTGTCCTCACAACCGAATTTAGGGTATAAAAAAGGCTGCGAATCGGCAGCTTCTAGAAAGTGTTTTATAGTGACGGCACTACTCAATAAGGACATGTATATGAAAAATAAAATCTTCGTTGTATTAATGCTCACCGGCATGCTCACCAGTTTTTCAGGACTTGCGGAACTCTTGCAGTGCAGTATCAACGTCGGCAATCTCTCCGATTGCCAGCCATATCCATCAACGAAAAATGCCCCTCTACTCAGAAGCGATGGAAAGGTGTCTTTATGCGAGATTAATAGCGGACAGGTTGGCTCATGCTCATCAAATTATGACGGTGAAATAGTCATCAAGAGAGGTAGTGGTTACTCTGAATGCAATGTTGAGTATGGCGAACTGAAAGGCTGCACTCCTCCTGTTTATTCTGGCTCAGCGATTATTGATACTAGCCAGGAATAAGGGTAAAGCTTTTCGGTAAGGGCATTAACCCCTTTGACTGGCCGGAAATGTCCCAGCTTACCAAGCCGATGCTCTTACCTGATGTGCAGAAACGA